TGCGTTTGAAGCGCAGACGTCAGAAATCCAGGAGTTACAGCAGCAAATGGCGACGTTAGGCATCAGTACGTTGAGTCAGCAGAAATTTGTTGCTGAATCTGCGGATGCTCGGAGGTTAGATCGTATTGACACAAACTCAATGCTGTCAATGATTTCAATGGATTTGGAGTCAGGGTTACAGAAGTCTTACAACTTAGCTGCTGACTACTTAGGTATTGAGCCACCTGAGGTCAAGATTAGTCGTGACTTTGATCTACAGCGTTTGATTGGGCAGGACATTACTGCCATGGGTCAGCTATTCGAGAATCAAATTATTGATCGCGAAGAGTTCCGCGACATGTTGGTGCAAGGCGAAATTTTGCCTATGGCAGCAGAAGCGGAATCAAGCGGTACAGTAGAAGAGTAATAGCTTTTGTTCCCATGGGAATGCGTTTCGAGGAGATCAATCCGCCTAAAAAAGATGAGTGCCCAATGCCCGAGCCTAAAAAAACAACCAAGCAGGCAAAAAGTAGTAAAGTAGAAAAGTCAACTAATTCTTAGTAATGGAAGAACAAGTCATCCAGGAAACGTCCGTGGCGTCTTCTGAACAGCCCGTGGCTGCGACTGAAACTCCTGCTGTCGATGTTTCTGCATATCAACAGCAAATTCAAGCCGAAAAAGCTCGTGCTGAGGAAGCCGAAGCTAAATTTCAACGCATTAAAGAGAAGATGAATTCTCTTGATGAAAAAATGCGTTCAGAGCGGCAACAAAAACTCGAAGATCAAGGCCAATGGAAAGATCTTTGGGAAGAAGCCAACAAAACCGCTCAGACCAAGGATCAGCAGATAGCAGATTTGGAGCGTCAGTTAGTTGATCTTCGGACTTCTAACGAAGCTGCTGCAATGAAAACGTCTGCGATGTCAGCCATTAATCAAGCTGGCGTGATCAATTCTGATCAGATGCTGCAGCTTGTTCAAAACAATTTGAAAAAGTCTGATGATGGTAGCGTCAAAGTATTGAATGGCGGCGTTGAGGAAGACCTTAACGTTTATCTAGCCAAGCTAAAGAACCCTGGCTCTGGTTTTGAGCATCATTTTAAGCCTAGTAGTCAGGCTGGAATGGGTGCAAAACCAATTACCGGGATTTCTGGTGCTGGAGGCGTCGCTAATCCTTGGTTAGAAGGTAGTATAAACCTAACAAAGCAAATGGCTTTGAAAATTACCGACCCTCAGCTTGCAGCCGTGCTGGAGCGAGAGGCAGGTAAATAGTCCCCGTGGGACACCATCTCAAGTCCGTGACTTGAACACCCGCAAACTTTATCCCTGAATAAGAAATGGCCGCACCATTTCAGAATTATTCCGGCGGTGTCCTTCTGGCGGACATCGTAAAAAGGAATAATCTCAGCACCTATGTGTCTGAGGCAATCAAAGAGCGCAGTCTTTTCATTAAGTCTGGTGCTGTTGTTCGTAACGCCCTTCTTGATTCAAGAGAAGGCGGTACCCGCATTCAAGTTCCTGAGTTCAACCCCATATCTCCCACTGAGGAGATTTTGGACGGTACAGCTACTTGGGGCACCAGTGGCGCTGGTTATCTGACTCCTCAGAAAATCGGTACTGGCACTCAAATCGCTACTATCTGCCATCGCGCATTTGCGTATGCAGTAGATGACCAAGCGGTTTTGGCTGCTGGTGAAGATCCAATGCTTCACATCCGTAATCAGCTTGCCGATGCAATCAACAAGTTGAACAGCGCACGTCTGTTCTCTCACCTTGCTGGATTGTTTGGCACTGCTTTGTCTGCCAATGCCATCGACAAAGGTAAGGCTGCATCTTCTGGTGCTAACGAAGACAACTTTCTGACTGCTGCAACTGTTGCAGAAGCACGTTCCAAGCTTGGAGAACGTGGAGAAGAGTTGGACACTTTGGTTGTCCATCCTTCTGTTGCTTACTACCTGTATCAGGTAGGAATGCTGACCTTCTCTACTTCTGCATTGGCTACTGGCGGTGCAGTTAGTTGGGGTGGTGGTGGCGTTGGAGTTGGTGCGCGTTCTATCGGCGAATTTGCCGGTATGAATGTAATCATCGATTCTGCAGTCAACACTGTTGCACCTGGAACTGGCGGTCATCAACGCGAGTTCTATTGCTACCTGATTAAATCAGGCACCATCCTTGAAGGTGTACAGCAAGATCTTCGGATCGAAGCTGAACGCAACGTGCTCTCGAAGCAAGACGTCCTGTCAGTTGATTACCACACTGCCTATCACGTGATGGGTACTAAGTGGTCTGATGCTGGTGACAACCCAACCAATGCCAACTTGGCAACGGCTAACAAGTGGGCTGCCACCTATGACATTGATCTGATCCCTATGGTTCAGTTGACTGTCAACTCTTCGCTGGATACCAGCACCATCTGATCGTAATCAGAGCAAAGGCCCTACCATTAGGTGGGGCCACCTTATTTTTGCGCTATGGCTGCCACGATCAACGCCACACTGAAGAGTGAGACAGCTAACAGCTATGTGACGTTGGCTGAAGCCGACGCATATTTTGAAACCGTTCCAAGCAGCACGCAATGGGACAACAAGCAAGACGACAAGAAAAATCGTGCATTGATTTCAGCAACAGGCTGGATCGACACGTTGGTTTTTTATGGTGATCGTTGCGACTCAGGCCAAGCGTTGAAATGGCCGCGCAATAATTATCATGTCGATCGAGTGGAACTTACGTGTTCTGTCATTCCAAACGCGATCAAGAAGGCTACATATTTACTAGCCTTTGAGCTAGCCAATGACACGGACGCGATTACAGGGACTACCGGCGATAAGGGGTTATACGAGCAAGTCGAGCTTGGAGACCTCAAAGTCAAGTACAACACTGATAGTCAGGCTGTCGGAACTGTTAATAACATATTCGACGTTTATCCTTGGTTGCAGTCTTATCTTGGTCCTTATTGTTCTGGAGGTTCTGGCTCTTATCAAGTTCGTGTGGTGAAGGGTTGATATGTCATTAGTAGACAGCACATTCAAATCAATCCCCAAGGATCTACTGGACGATTGGGGTCAAGACATCACGTTGGTTAAAACGACAACACCACGTGTTTATGACCCTACAACAGGTGCTGTAACTGGAGCTGACACTTCAGTCGCACTAAAAGGCTTGATTTCAAACGTAACATCTAAAGAGACCGAAGGTCTTTATCAAACAACTGACATCAAGGTCATTATTGGTGGCGATGAATTGGGTTCTTACTATCCAACAGAAGCTGATCGGATCCAGTATTCACAGGCTGGAGCGACTCGCGAGGCCAAAATTTTAAACGTAGTAAGCTTCAGGGGTGAAGACCCGTTGCTTCACACAATCATTGCGAGGCCGCAGTAATGGCAAAACCTTTTGACAGGTTATTAAAAGATTGGGATAAAATTGTTTCGTCTACTGTTGCTTTTGGTCCTCTTCGTAGTGCTCATCGCGCTGTAAAAGAATTGCAGCAAGAAGGACCAAGTTGGACAGGCCAATTTTCTAACTCTTGGAGAATTACAACTCCAGATGGGCGTTTTTTTGAAGGTGATGGAGGCAAAGGCGAGCCACGCCCTGTAAACGTTCCGCTCCTTACTGGCCCTCAAGCATTTAAAACTGGTTTTGCAAAAGATAAGGTCGTATTTACGATTTCAAATAATTCTCCTTGGGCTGGGCAAGCAACTGATTTAGTTGATGATCATTTTTGGAGGCCTACACCAGAGCCTCAGACAAGTCTTGGTAAAAAAAAGTGGGAACGTTCGGGTCTTAAACGTCCTACAGAACGGCACAAGCGTTACGACATTTATTCGGAATCAGATCCTGGTAACGCTTCCCGTACTGCTGACCAAGATTGGTTTACTACGTATGTAACCACTAAACTTGACCGAGCTATCACGGTAGAAATGGACAATATGTTTAGGTCACTTCCCCGTAGCTAAGAATGAACTATCAGGCAATCCGCGCTGCAGTCGAAAACCCGCTTTTAACTGCTTTTGGCAGTTTGTCGCCAGCTGTACCAGTCTTTTTTGACAACATCACTGCTGTACCAGCCAACACAACAACGGAGTACGTCCGTGTAAACGTAACTTTTGGCATTACCAACGAAGCAACGCTAACGAGCAGCGTAGATAACGCCCGTGGTGCGGTTGTGATCCGTGTGTT